CAATTTGCGTCGCATTTATTTTTTGTTCTTGTGTCTTCGATCATATACAAACATTAATTTCGTGTTTGTCCACGCGTTTAAGTTTCTAATGTTGTTTATTAAATGATTTACGTCGAGTTCGATGTCATCTGTTGAACATTTATATGCATTCGCACAAGCAACTACAGCGCTGTGATAATTATACCAACGCTGCAATTTTATAGGCCATTGGCGTTCTTTAACTAAATCTTCTAATGGTTGCAATTTGCCCATCATGCACGCATAACTCATAGCTCTCATAGTTATGTTGTCATCGTTGCTTTCTGAAACTCCATTCAATACTTCAAACCTTCTACTTAGTCGCACAAAATCGGGTGCGCATTCAAGTGTGTTATTCATATTCTGATAAATCAACATCCGCAAGAAACCTCCATGTGTTTTATGAATTAGCGCTTTAGACTTCATATTAAAATGGCGTGCACTTTGTTGTTCTATAGTTTCTTTTGTCAGTGTGTTTGATTTGCACACTATAATGTTGTCATCACCTAAAACGTACATTACATATATTTGTTTTATGTAATCACGAATAATTCTCTTTTTAACAGTTAAGTTGACAATGGCATTGCCTAATGATGTTGTGGCTTGACCTGTGTGTCTGCTTGCGTCACCTTGAAATTTAATGTGAACTCCTTTCGCTCTCCATTTAAAATGTACTGTGTGCCACATGTCTACTACGTCTTTGTTGCCACCTAACAATTTATATATCTCCATTTCTGTTTTAATCAATGTGTGGTCGGTTTGTCGATCTTGTTTTTCCAAATCATCTTCTGCGAATTGAACGTCGTTATTGATAATAGTTATTTTGTTTAAATGTGCAGATATTTGTTGAGGTGTCCACCCATCAACATAATGCACTTTGTCAATCAAACACCGTTTTAAGTTTTCTTTAATCTGTTTAAAGAAACTAGCGAATATGCATGTAATGCCTTTGCGTTGCCACACAATTTGTCTCACTCGTTGTTCATCAATTGTATCTGGCATTCTAATGTCAGCATCAGGTTGTAACAAATTTGATAATTCTTTAGTAGCATCTTTCATTCTGCTTTCCATTTTGTTATGTATGTTAACTTGGTCCATGCCTGCAAATTCTAAACCGTCTTGAAATATTTGTAACAACTCTTTAGAGATTGACACAGAATCAGGTCTTTCTAACAGCCACTCTTTAATATTGTTAGCGTTTAAACTAACCTGTGGCAATGCGTTTAATGAACCAGGCTTGAAATAGATTTTTGCGAAATCATGAGCGTCAATTAGTGGATCATGTTCAACTTGTCTAAGAGTTAACATGTTGCCAAACAAATCCATTGCTGCTGTCAAGTCAGCACCATGTCGTTTGATCCAATTTGGTTGAGCGTGAGTTGGATATTGTGTTAAAAATGTTTTCTTTTGCTCCACGAGGCCACCAAATTCATCTTTCCACGTAAAATTGAGATTTTTGTTAGGCAAATTAATAACTCCTGGGACTAAAGCAGTTTCGTCATCATGAAAATTCATAACATGTGGAGCTGCTATTTTTAATGGTTTGTCCGTAGTAATAACATCACCCAATACGTCAAAACCGACCAGTGTGTTGTCTTGTTGCAAATACTCTGGTTGGTTACTTAATGAAGTTGAAACGAACGGTTCTGACAAAGCGAAGTTGTTACAACTTTCAATTGAAGTTAAAATTGATTTAATTTCAGGTGTCAAAATATTTTCATCGCTTCTTGGTTTATGTTTTGCAGTTGCTAAATCATCTATTGTATTGTGTTCGTCTAACGTTTTGAAATTTGCTGTAACTACATCAACTTCTTGGTTAATGTAATCCATGTATCCGGTGCCAACACGACTGAACGTTAAAGTGATCATAGCATCACTATCTAACCATTTATCATAATGTTTGTATGATTTCCATGGTTTTGCTGTGGTATGAATGTTTGTCAACACACAAGATATTTCTATGTCAGCGTGCTTGGGATGGTCATTTAATATATACAGGTCTGGCAAAATGCTATGGATGTATTCTGCTGACTTGATTGAATTTGTGAATGTGTCATAATTTTTAACGAAACCATCGATTGTTGGTTTTTCAACATTTTTAATATTTAATAATTTCAGCAATTCACTTTCTTCAGCAGTTTGTGGTCTTAAGTTATTACCAACTGACACCCAATTTGTTTCAGACCATCCTTGCAATGTTTCTTCCATTCCGTTGATGTCTAGTTTGTTTACGTTGTTGATATAGTTGCCAAAGTCGTACAAACTAGTTATGCTTTGCAATGACCAGACACAATCATGATATGTCATTCTTATCGGCCCGTCATATTGTAACAATTTCCAAACTTCTTCAATAATTGTATAATCTTCATTCAATACTCCATTATCAATTAGTTGTTGATCTCCTGCTACAAAAATGTTAAATCGGTTTCTGTTCAGTACAACGTCTCTTTCTTTGTAGTTGTGATGATTTCTGTTTGAAAAATCCGTAATTATTAATTTGCCAGCATCAACATTGACGGG